ACGCCTGTTTGACCGTGCATAATAGACGGAAGACCTGTCTCTTCGTCTGCAAGCTGGCGGCTAATCTGATACATTTGGATGTTCTCAGGTGCCGTATTCGGGAACTTGAGGCCGTTGATTGCTGTACCCGTGACGCCTGACTGACGACGGAAAATCTTACCGGGAAAGATATCCATGTTCTGTCCCGGCACGAGAGATGCTTCGTCCACATCAAATACGAGGTTGCCAGCGAGGGCGAGATTGTCGATTGCCATACGAACGTGACCGTTCATCAGCATCTGTGCGTCTTCCATGTTCTCCGCTACACCAACGCCCCAAATCTGATAAGGGTTGATCTCGTATGGGAACACCTGATACGGAATACGTGCAGGTGTAAACGGGTTCAGAACACAACGCAGCACCATCGTGCCACACACCCAAACATTGACCTGTACCTGATCGAACTCATCCATCTGTTCAGCAACGTCAAGGCCAGCCTCGTCGGCCATCTTAGAGTCAAGAATGCCCCAGTATTCCAGCACCTCGTAGCGGTTGCCCTGATAGTATGGCTCGGTCTCATCTTCACGAATGGTATCTTCGTAGTACTTGTCTTCGTAATTCGGACCTTTTGCAAGACACTCTTCGATTGCATCCTTGTAAAAGTGAGGTTGTGCAATCAGACCACGAAGCTGTTGACGGTTCATACGATGACGTTGGATTACATACTCGCAGTCATCTACCGTTGTAGCGGACGGGTCAGGGTGAAAGTCCCACGGGGATACGTGTTCGATACGCGGCACGACTTTCTCGTACGGCATATACATACGGCCCTCTGGGCCACGCTCCCACTTGTGAACACGCTTGTAGTGGTTAAACGGCCCCTTTACGATACCAGTGCCCAGAAGAGCAGATTCGAAAATAGAGGATCGAAGGACGTTAACAGCACTTGTGTCCAGTAGTTGATCATGGATTTGTTTCTCCATGTTCAATGCGGCCTTTTGAGCCGGACTGATTTGAGGTTCACCCATGAGAGATGGACCTTCTGCAAGAGGCATATTAGCGTACCTGTTGCTCAAGCCTCCGAGAAAGTCCATAGATGGGGTCGCTTGCGTAGCCCCCGGAAGAAGTTCTCTTCCATCACCGGCAAAGCCGTATACATCCTCAACATCTTGTCCCACAATATCGTCGGCAGGTGTTCTAAGATGTGCAAACTCTGCGATACCTTCTGGCACCGGAGTTGGCTCAACAACCATCGGAAACTTTTTGTTGGCAAACAGAATGTCTACGATCTGACCGTATGCTGCCAGCACCTTAGTTTTGGTGATCTTGATGAACACCTTTGACCGCTCCGAGTCACGGTACGTCGTGGTCGAATCGTAAATGCCACGGAAATTCTTGTACGCTTGCAGCCATCGCTGCTCGTACGAGTACCGTCCGTTTTCTGCATCTTCGAATTTACCTTTGACGTACGCCGCTAGACCCGGAAGTTGTCCCTCTGGGTCTGCAAGCGGAACAGCCGTATCGTCAGCCGGTTCCAAAAAGTTGTCAGCCATATCGACCTACCTCTTAGTAGTCGCGTTCTTCAGCCATCTTCATCAGCGAAGGATCAACTGCACCCTTGGACATTTGCTTAGGCATGTCCTCAGTCAGCACTCCCTGTGCAGTCTTGGTGTCAAACTCAAGACCTTCACGGTAAAGCTGATCTGCACCCATCTGATCATCAACAGACGTAGTGCAAGCGGCGTTAATGTATGCTTCGCCGTAGTTGTAGTTGTTGTTCGGCATTAATGCCTCCCTTTTTAAGTGTTGTTAGCGGACGATACCGCCATAGAGAAATGATTCAGCCATTGTTGTTTCTTCACCTCGCATCGCGGCTGCACGTGCTTGGTTCTTTTGTTGGGCAAAACCCTCTGCCTCTAACTTCCCTGTCTCTGCGGGAACAGCGTCGGGAATATTTACAGGAGCGGAAGGTGGCTTTATGCTGCCTGATTTCATCAGTTCCCCTTGAGTAACAGTAGAAAGGACAGGCGAACCGCCCAGTAGACTCAGCATCTGAAGATTAAATTGGGATGTTCCCTCGGGATCAGACACGTATCCCCCACTGAGGATTTCACCCGCAACACCTGCACCCTCTCCAAGAGTAGCCGGTAGACCTGCTTCCACAGCAGCTTCACGTCCCTTTTCGGCTGCAATGTCCATTGGGGTAGGCTCATCGGGAGATATTTGACGCCGAAGAACATCTTCTGCCATAATAAACGGAGCATCAAAAAAGCCCGGAAGAACATTTTTTGCGGCTATCGTGCCAGCTAACAGACCCGACTTTAATGCAGTGGGATCAGTCGCAGACTTGACTATGCCCTCAAATATCTCTTTGCCCCGCGCTACTCCCTTTGCCTTTTTCTGAGTTTTCGTCTCGGCTGCTACGTCTAGATTAGATTGCGCCAGAGTGCGAACAGCTTCCTCAGTCTTCGGTGCTTGTTCTGCCCGTTGTTGGATGTTAAGATCAGCTCGTAACTCTGATGCTGTTTGTTCTTCGCGGAGATTTGCAGCAGTGGTTGCTTCCGCTTGTATGCCAGAGGCTTCTGCTGCTGCTGCTCTCTCAGGGCTTACCTCCGTCTGTCGAGCAGAAACAGTATCTCCTGATCGAAATTCTTCATCAGTAGGATAAAGAGCGTTGAAAGTAGGGTCTAGATTAAGTCCTAAACGGTCTCCAAGCCCTTTTGCATCTTCGGCACCTACCGCATCCGCCATCATCTTCTCGAACATCAGGAGAGCCTGTCCACGCTGTTCTAGGCCCGTGTCCATAACTTGAATGTAATATCCGGATGTAACTTTATCGACGATATCTTCTGCGGCAGTCTGGGTATGGTTAAGAACCTCACCGGCAATCTGCGGCATACCCAGTCTATTTGCAATGGACGCACCAATAATACGACGTACGTCTGTAAAGTCAGACGGGGCACGACCGCCTGTATCTGTCATTCTTTGTATGACTTCTTTAGGAACTTTAGGCCATACGTGATCCCGCAAAGCCTGTGTTATGTGCTTTGTTTCGATGTCAGGAAACAGTTCGCCAGTTGCACCCGCTCCTTCGTATCGTCTGTTGAGAACACCTCCGATTACGGGGCCAACGGGACGGTCAGGGCCAGCCTTCTTACGGCCACGTCCCTTTGCCTCTTTTGGGGGACTCTTTACTGTCTGTGTTTCAGGATCGTAGTATGGACGAGGAACACCAAAAGATGTTGCAAGTTCTAAAGTGGTACGCGACTCTACGATGTCTGTTCCACGATAGCCTAGTGTAGCAACCATCACTGCATCGCGCATGACTTCGGCAGGTACAGTTACATTCTTACCATCTACCTTGATGACTTGATCATCAATTTCACCAATGCCCTTTAGAACAGAGTCAAGAACTTCGGGCGGAATATCGTATCCCGCACCCGTAAGCATCTTGCTTCCCTTACCACCCGCAGTCCTACTAGAATATTTTTTACTACGGCCATGCTCTACGGCAGTTTTTAACGGGTCAACGTGTTTTGTCGTAAATGCGTCTGAAAACCCAGCTTGGGGGGAGTCAGCCAGTGTAGTCAATTCAGAAAATGGTGCGTCTAAAGAAATACCTTTACGCTCAATCTGCCGGATACGATCCAGCATCTTGGTAGCACCCATTGCTCTGTCAATGACTTTACCAGAAAATGCCTTTTCAAACTTTTTATAGAATCCTTTTGTAGATTCGAGTTTTGCTAGACCCTCCTGCGCTGGTACACCCGCATCGTACATGGATGCAATAAGAGCGTCACGAATGGTGGGCTTGTCTGACAGGCGTACAAGAAGTTCTTTCTGCGTAGGTATCTTGCCATCAGGAAAAACTGTTTGCTGCAACTGCTGAAACGCAGCTACGTCACGTCTGTCTGATGGAGACAGCTTTTGCTCAAATGGAGTTTCGTTTTCAGCCATCAGTATCCAAAGGTCTCATCTTGTACTTGGAACACTTGACTCTTGATTGCGCCAAGCTGCTTGTGTATCGACGTGTACCCGCTCATGCGTGTCATCAACATGTAGCGAAGGGCGTCGTATGCGTGGTCCTCAGACTTGGTGTCCACATCTTCGCTGTTGGACTTAGAGAGCGGGATGCCAGCCAGTTGCTTGATTGTGTTTTGGCAACTGGAGAAGATGCGTAGTCGAGGTTCTTCTGTGTAGGGGTCATCGGCAAGACGACGATGTATTTCCATCTTGCCCTGTATGCGGTTACGATCAGAGGGTGTCCAACGGACTCCGGCTCTCATCATTGTTTCGGCAATAGAGGGGCCGAATCCTGTCTTGTTCCAACACGACGAGTCCAACACAGTGTAGTGAGGTGTTGGGTCGAGTTGTTCTGCTTCCATTATTTTATCAGCTAACTGCTCTGCTGTCAAGTGTTTAGCATATAGTTCGCGATAAACCCAGATATTGTTATCCCAGTCAATAGCCCCCCAAAGAACGCACGACGGACTCGCATACCCGTAGTCTGCCGCTCGTATACGTGGCCAATTGGTAGGTAGTTCGAAATGTTCGACAACGTGCCGCATCCTTGAAAACTCGGGGAAGGCCGCTCCCTCCGCCACGTCCCAATCACCTTCAAGAAGCCGCTTTCGCTCGACTTCTGGGAGCGACCTGAGCATGGCCTCGTATTGGCCGTCCGCCATCAGGTAGGGATTGTCGGTCAGCCGCGCCGGTACAAACTTGCGAAGGAACAGCGGTTGACCTGCCTTCTCGTGACCCGCTGGCCACACAAAGGGC